GTCATTAGGCCGCCTCTTGCGCCCCGACTTCACGGGCCATCGCGACCAGCGTTGCGCGCGATGGATTTCCGCGCGGGGCTTGGCCGGTTTTCGCCTTGATGATCGCTTTCAGATCCTCGTCGGACTGGCCGGCGAACTCGTCGGCAGGCTTGTTCACCTTTGCAGCAGCCCGCAGTTCTTCCATCTCGCGGCGCATCTCCGCGATCTGGTCTTTCATCGCCTCGTTATCGGCCGCCATCTTGGTCGCGACAGCCGAGCCGCTGGCAGCGTCGAGATAAGCGATAGCCTGGTTCTTCAATTCGCGGCCGCCGATGCCCAGCGCCTTCAACTCATTGCCGTCCAGCGCAGCCAACGCTTCGGCGGTCAAGATGCTCAGCGCCTTCAGTTCGAGCCGTTTGCCCTGCGTCAGGAACGGCACTTCCTCAAGCGGCGTGCCTTCCGCGACCTGCTGGTGGTTCATCTTGAAGCGTTTGTATTGCTCAGGCCAGCGCATCGCATAGGTCTGTTCTTCCTGCGAGCCATCGGCCGGATTCGTCACCCAGCCGGCAAAAGCATGAGCCGGGAAAACGCCCACGCGGTTACGGTCGCCAGCAAAGCGCACCTCCACCACTTCCATGTCGTCATAGATCGGACGGCCGGCTTCCTTGGATTTGGCTTCGTTCTTGATGGAGTGAATCTTGAACAGCGGGACGACGCGGGCTTCTTCAGCGGTAGGCATGTGATGGTCCTTTCTGAGAGGGTGCAAAGAAAAAGGCGGCCCGTAGGCCGCCCTAGTTGGGAGGAAGGTTAAGCGGCCGATCCGTCGTCAGCCCAAGGCCGCTGAATTTCGACCTCAGCCAGACCGGCCGAAGGCGTGCCGTCCGCCGAAGCGAACTTCGCGTTTTTCACGCGGTCGCCAGCGACCACAGCGTCATCGACCTGACCCGGCGTTGCGGTCAGATAGACCAGAGCGTCATCCGCAACGGTGCCCGCCTTGGCTACGCCCTTGCCGCTGATCTGATACCAGCCGCCCTTGTCGGCAACGCACGCCGACATGGCGATGGCAACCGGGCCAATGGCATTTGCGGCCGCAAGCGTGGTCGAGAAGTCGTCCGCATTGTAGACGACTACAGACCCGACAACCGTGCTGGCAGCGCCCTTGAGGAAGATGAATTCACCAGCGCCATAGGTCGGATCGGTCGCAGTGATGATGGTGCCGTAAGGAACCGGCTTAACGTAGTCGTCGCCGGTCGCGTCGATGAACGACGCAATCGAAGGATACCCCACCGAAGGGGTCATGGATGCGAAAGCCATTTCATAGGCTCCTGTGTTGCGAGAAAGGAAAAGGCGGGCCGAAGCCCGCCCTCGATGTCAATTACGATGCCGGGACGGAATCGTAGAACCGCCAGGAGAACAGCGGGTTGTTGAGCGTGAGCTCTCCCATCCACCCAATATATTGAGCGATGGCGTCTTGATTTATAGGCTTCTGGCCCTCGCCCTCGAACAGCTTGTCGAAGTTACGGTTGGCGTTGTACCGAATACGGATCGCATCGGTATCGAGGCCGTAGGTGGTGTTCGCCGGCATGTTCGAACCGATACCGCCGTCAAGGACGATCTCGGCGCGCTTGCCGCCGCCAACGTATTCCAGCGACTGGAAGCCGAGCTTGGCAAGGCCGCCCTCGCGCTGAATGCGCTGGATGCTGGTGGTTGCCGCGTCATACGCCGCATAATGCTCCGGCGACATGACGAGCAGATCGGCATACCGACGACCACGCGCGCGCTGCGTCATGATCTTGTTCAGGAACGGACGGATCGTGTCCTTCGTGACCTGAGTGCCAATCGTCGTATCGAACGAATTGGCGTCAAAGGTCGAAGTCCGCCAGATCGCATTGGCGCGATCGATGCCACCATAGACGCCGTTGTTGACGACAATCGGCACGGCCAGACCAAGGCCGCCCAACTGCTTGCCGCCGTTCGCGGTACCGTCGCCGTGGATCGCTGCGTCCATCGTATCGTTCAGCGACCGTTCCGCCGCGTCCATATACGAGGCCATCACGTCCATGATCTGGTTTTCACCCTCGTTGTTGAGGATTTCTTCCAGCGTGATCGAAATAGGCACCGCGACCATCTTCGGAGTGAAGAAGGCATCGTTGAACAGTTCGATAGGCGGGTTGGCGAGGAAGTCGTAGCCCGAATACCACTGGGCGTCCTGCTTCGCGATCTGCAACGTCTCGCGAATGCGCGGGCCAGAGTAAGCGCGCCACAGCCCCTTGCGCTTGAGAACCGCAAGCAGCGCGTTGTTGTTGGAAACAAGGTCCTGGTAGCCCCGCGAACGCTCTTCAAGCGCCATGGACAAGACCTGCTGATAGTGCGTAACAGCATTGATTGCCATTGTCGTGATTCCTTATCAGGCCGCCGCGCGACGCATCGCTTTCTTGAGGGCCTGCTCGATTGTGGGGACCGGCTGGTTGCTCGCGGTCGGTTCGGGGTCTGAGCCCGCCGAAGATGGAGCGCCGGAAATGGATTTGGAGCCGGCCGGGTTGAGCGGCGGCTTAGGCTTTTCAGCCGGGATGACCGACTGTTGGGAGACGACCGGCGCCGCTGCGGGGTTGAGCCGCTCTGCGCGCTGATAGGCCGTCTCTAGATCGTAGCCGTGCTTGATCTCTTCAATGATCACGTCGGCAAGTTCGTCAAAACGCGAATGCGAAGCCTTAAACGTGTCGATCTCCGACAACATCGCTGACTCGCGCTGGCTGTTGATCGTCTGCGTCACACCGCCAAGCTGATTTTTCAGCCCGGCGATTTCGTTTCGCAGTTCCTGAATCGTCGCATTCTGCTGGCTGGCCTGTTCGTCCGGCGACTGGCCCAACACCTGAGCCGCGAAGTCCCGGAAGGTCATCGGCCGTCCGTCCGGCATCTTCCAGCCGAAATTGCTGATGATCTGTTCGAACCCTTGCACCGGGTTCTGCGCCAGCATTCGCTCGATTCCGACATAGTTTGTCAGCGCATTCTTGATCGTCGTGCCGTGCTGCTTGGCAAGGTCGCCAAACTCGCGAATGTCGTTGTAGGCTTCGGCGTCCGCCTTGTATTTCTGGTGGCCCTGTTCGAGTTCGCGAATGGCGCGGTTAACTTCGGCCTTCACCGGCTCCGGCGTATTGGCCCAGGTTTCCTTGGCATCGTTCGAGAACCGGGCCGGCGCCTCGCGATGCTGCGATTGCGTTTGCTGCTCGCTAGGCGTGGCTGCGGGAGTCGCTGGCGCGTCTTTCGGCGCTGCCGGCTGCTCAGTGGCCGTAAAGTGGCCGGGCTCTCCACGGGCTTGCGGCGGCTTCTGATCGCCCTTCGGCTCGGCAGGCTTTGCTTCTGCTTTCGGCTCGGCTTTGACTTCCGGCGCGGGCTTGACCTCTGCGACCTTCTCCGCGTTGCGGGCCTTGATCTGATCGTTTGCCTTCTTGATCGCATCCATGGCCGTTGCGGCCGGCTTGTCCTCAACCGGAGCGGCGGGTTTCTCGGCAACCGGCGTCTGCGAGCCAAGCGGCGTCGAATGGGTCGCGGTTTCGGCCGGGATGGGCGCGCCAGTTCTTTCGGCAGGCGCGGGAGCGCTGCCGCCGTCTATTGCAACGTCGGTCATGGATAATCCCTGTCTGAGAGGATGCTACGAAAGCGCCGCTTTAGCCCGGCGCAGGCTGTTCACGATTTCCCCACGATCCGGCTTGACCGGAACGCGAGGCTTCAATTTCTCGTTGCCTACTTCCACGTAACCCTCGCGGCGTGTCACCGCGCGAAAGGCTCGCTTGGAGTCGTACATCTTGCCGTCCACATGCTCCAAGGCGGGCATCGTGTCGGTGATCACCATCGGAAAGGCGAGTTCCGACCGCGCAACCTCAACCGGCTTGAAACATTCGGCCGGCCACGGCTGTTCAAGGGAATGCCAGCCGCCACACGCGCGGCAATAACGCTCGCTCATGCCGGTTCCTTCTGCATTGCGGCCTTCTGCTGGAACGTCTGGTCCGCGTGCGCCATCTGCTGTTCGGCCTGCTCAGACTTGATTTGCGCCTGCTGCTCGGCGCTGCGCGCATTGAGGTCCGCCTGATGCTGACGCGCTGCCGCGTCGATCTCAGCCGCCTCGCGCTTGAACTGCATCTCGGCGGCCTTCATGTCCAATTCCATGCGCTTAAGCTGCATGTCGGCCTGATGCTTCTGATCATCGCGCGCCGCCTGAGCGTTGATAATCGCGATCTTGGCCTGTGCCTCTTCCTGCTTGGCCTGCCGCTCGATCTGGCGATCTTCCTGATCGGCTTGCAACTTGGCCTGCTCGATCTGCGCCTTTTGCTGCAACTCGGCCTGCTTCATCTGCATTTCGGTCTGCGAGCGCTTTTCCTCGGCGTCGGCCTGCTTCTGCTCGGCCTGCTGCTGCGGACTTGGCTGACCGGCCTTCTGCGCCATCTGATCGGCAAATTCCTCGATTGCGCCCTCAAGCTCACGTCCGGCGCGGAATGGCGCGACCGCGAATTTCAGCACCTCGCCGGCAAACGTCGCCGCGCCAGGCTCAACTGCAACCAACTGGCCCAACTGCTGCAACGTGCCGCCAAGCACCTGCATGAACTCGGTGCGGCGCTGTTTCTCCGCATCCTCGTCCGGTTGAATCGTGCTGTCCGTCTCGATATCCAGCACGAACGGCCGCAATTTCTGATCGCGCAACAGCTTCATGACCTGTTCGACGGTCGGAGTCTGCTGTAATTTGTCGATCTGCGCTTTCGCCTGCCCGATGATCTGCTGCCGGGCCTGATCGATCACCTGTTGCGCCTGCTCCGGGTTCTGCTGAGCCTGCTGCATCAGTTCCGGATTGGACTGTGCTTGCTGCAACTGCTGCTGGAACTGCTGTTCCGCCTGCTGCATGATCGCTGCCGTCTGCTGCTTGATATCGGCGTCGGTCGGAATCTCCATCTGCGACATGGACAACAGCGTGTCGGGGCTGAAATTTTCCGCCATAATCTCGGCGGCAATCTTGGTCAGATCGCGCGCAACCCGCACCAATTCAGCCTGTTTGTCGCGAATGCGAACCGAACCATATTGGCTCTTGAGCTGCTGCGCCGTCGCCGTCTCGCTGGCTTCCGTCGATCCGCGCATGATGTCTGACAGACCGACGATCTCGTAAACGTCGTTGATGACCTGCTTGCGAAGCTCAACCAGCGACGTGACGGCCTGCACCACGTTTTCCAGCGGCCACCAGACAACCGGCTCGCCGCTATTAGACCCGAATGCCGCCCAATTGCTGATCGGCACCAGCATCTGCCGGTCATCATTCGACTTGATGGCCGTCTCAACGGCCTCGCCAATTTCCGACACCCCCGCCGGATAGAAGCCCCTCACCTTCAGCGCATCCGCCAGCGCATGAATGCGTGACGTAAGCTGGTTCACTTCCTCAAGCTGATCGCGGTAATAGACGATATCAGGCACCGGCACCAACGAACGGCGCTGCAACGTCGCGTAGGCCGGGCGCGGGCACGGGAAAAAGCCTTCCAGTTTCAGGTGCGGATCAGCGTCATCGAGCAGGACATCAACGCCCTCGGTCACCCAAACGACGCGATTTTCGTCCTTCGACCAGATTTCCCACACCTTGGCCTTGGCCCGGTTGTCGGCCGCTCCGTTCTCCTTGTCGTCCTTCCGAACCGTGTAGGCCGCGTCCTGATAGGCCTTGCCGCTCGACTTGCTGAACCGCTTACGCATCGCGCGCTTGGTCAGATAGCCCGCCGCAGCCACCCAACCGACTTCCGGCCAATACCGCACCGGCTCGTGCAGGAAGTCCTTGCGGTCCTTGAACTCGATACAAGCGCGTTCCGTCGCTGTCTCGCTGTCAGCCTTCGTCTCGTAGCGCACCCACGCAACGCCACGCCCCGAGATGTTCAGATCGTCCCGGATCAGCTTCATCACGCTATCGATATCGGTCTGTTCGAATCCGACAACGGACGAGCGTTCCAGCATCTCCGACGCCACGCGATACAGCGGGCGCCGATCCTTAAACCTGGGCACAACAACCGGCACAGGCGGGCGGCTGTAGATCGACGGCCCGAGCACCTGAATGTTGGCCCAAAACAATTGAAACTGCCGATCCCGCGCAACGTTCGCCAGCTTGCTCAGATCGCCATAGAGCTTGTCGATGTTGTCGGCGCGGTTCTGATAGTCCTCGAACGCGACCTGAGCAGCCCTGATCTGCGCCAGCCATGCACGCGCGTTCTTCGGCTTGATCGCGGGATCAAGCTCATCATCGCCTGCTGCCGGTTCTGACAGTTCTACGTCATCGATCAAATGCGTATCCTTGTGCCCTTGCTCTCCGGCACGGGCGGAATGATGAAGCGACCGGGCGGCGGGATGATTGGTTTGGGCGGCGCAGCCTTCGGAGGCTCAATGCCGCAGTTTGCGGCAAACTCACCGAATGCATCGGCTCCATGGCTGTTTTCGTCATGAAGCGGCCCGAGATAGGTCCCCAACGCCTCATTCAATTTGCGGCTAAACCGCCTCAACCTCGACATTCCAAGCATCACCCGCTTGGTTTGGTGAAATTCGCAAATAGGGAGCAGCCGTCGCGTTGCGTTAATCCGCTCCTCTGGATTTTGCGCCGCGCCCTTGTGAATAGACCCGAACGGTATGCCCAGCGAAACGAGCGTTTGAACCCGCGTTCTCGCTCCGTTGCCCCATTCCCGCACCTTGATATCGTGAGGCACGAAATGGCGCTGATACTGGAACGGGTGTTCTCGCCCTAGTTCGACTTGAGCCGCGACCCTGTCCTGCAAATCAACCGTGTATTCCGGCAGCGCTTCCTTGAGAATGTCATCGGCACCGATGCCGCTCGATTCGTAGTAGTCGATCACTCTGGCCTTTACGCCGTCGATGACTTGGAGGAACCAAATAGCCGTATAGTCATCAACACCAAGATCCCAGCTTGTGAAAACCGGCAATTCTGGCAGATGAGGAAAGTAGCCTACACGGCCCTCACGTTCGGCAGCGGCGATCTGTTTCGAGAAGTAAGCCGCTTGAGTGATGATTTCATATCCACCACCCCATACGTGCTCTGCCATCTCGTTGTCGTTGGCGTAATCCTGATCCTTCTCATCTTTTAGAACGCTGGGGAACCATGGATTATCAAACCAATTTACCGGACAGATAATCGCATTGTTCGGCTTGTTGCCGCCTCGGAAAAACTTGTCTACGGCGTCCGTGTCGTGTCGAGGGTTCCAGCTAAACCAAAGCTCTGATCCGTCTTTGCGGATTGTCGGGCGCAACAGCCTGAGCGACTTTTCCGAAAACGTTTGCGCTTCTTCCACCCACGCGATGTCAAAATCCTCAAGGGATTTGATGTTTTCCGCGTTATATGTCTGCATCCCCTTGAAAATGATCAGCGAGCCATTGCGCCCGCGTATCTCGCTTTCCAGCACGTCGAAGAACTGGCCTAGCCCGAGTGCCTGGATTTTATCGATCAAAAGCTGTCGGACAGAATCCTTGATAGTCGCTTGCACTTCGCGAATACACGCCACGCGGGACTTTACTGCATAGCAGCGGATAATGATCTGCTCTGCGAAGAAATGCGACTTGGCCCCACCGCGCCCGCCATATGCAGCTTTGTATCGCGAGGGGTGAAGTAGCGGCGCAAGCGCCTCCGGCACCTCAACCTTTAGGACGGATGACATTGATCTGGATTGCGCCCGGCAATCCATCCTCCCCATCAGCGCCAGTTACTTGAAGCGGCAGCACCTTGCCAAGCAAGGAAGAGAACGCCTTCACATCTTCGGCCGCAACGTGCTTGAGGTAGCCAACGAGACCGTCTTTGCCCCTGCCGTCATATCCCGTGGCCTCAGCGGCCAACAAAATTGCTTCCTTGAGGGTCGCCGTCGTCTTGTTCGGAGTGCCCTTCTTGCGGCCCGTTTTGCTCCTATCGAGCCCTACTTTAGGTTTTTCCACATCGGTCCCACGCGGTCTGAGCGCGTGCTCCCTCGTTACTTGATTGTCTCTCGCAGCATCTCAATCGCCTTCTGCTGCTCAGGCGTCTTGGGCGTATCGTCCACGATCTGATACGGCAGCGCGACGAACCGATCCGGCCCGCGCGTTGCTATTGGCCCATCCTGTGGAACGCGCGCTACCACTCGCTCAACCAGTTCTGACGAGCGCGGAGCCGGTACGCCCGGCTTTCCCATCATGTGAGCAGTGCAAGCATCGATATGCTGTTGCACGGCGCTCGCGAACTGATCGGCCGGGCCTGATTGCGATAGCGGAATTTGGATCATCTCAGCACAGCCTCGGCCACTTGGAACGGCAGCACCTCTCCGAGAACCGGCTGCGGCACTTGCCAATCCTTGAACTGGTCGCGCCAGATGCCTTCGCCGGGGTAGATATCTCGCGCGGCGCGGCAAACCAGATTGCCTTCACGGTCGCGGAACTCATGGCCTTCGAGGAAGCGCGCCTTCATCCCCATCCCCTCAAAACAAAACCCCGCCTGTCGGGGCGGGGTGTGTGGTTAGACATTAGCTTGAGCACCAGCCCAAGTAATTGATGCGATTCAATTTTAGTGCGCATGCAGTGCGTTTGCACACCACCTTCGGCATCACCTGTGCGGGGCGTGGCCGGAAACAAAAGCGCCCGAGAAGCTGAGCCTCCGGGCGCAATTGCGTATCATCTATTTCGCACGGGAACTGATTTGCAGCGATCTGTCAATACCGAAAAACGTTACCAGCTTATCGAGGCCACTTTTCAACACCTTCAACGTTTCAAAATCTGCCACTGGCCTATCGAGGATGACGTGCTCTTTGACAGCGCGCGGCGCTCGATTGCCAGCCTCGCCGCACGCCTCAAATGCGCGGCGGCTTCGCTCCTTGATCTGATCCGCTTCCTCCGATGTTATTTCCCGGCCATTAGCGCCACGCTGGTTCGTTAAATCTATCGCCCGTGGGTGCGGACTCTCCGCGTCGTAAACCGCACGTAGCGCCGCCGCAAGCCGAGCATATGCCTCTCCAGCTTCCTTCTGGGCTGGCGTGATGCCACCACGTAGCATCAACCGCCCAAATTCGGATTCGGCATCGCTCATCTCGCGAAACTTCACCGGCACTGTCCGGCGATGCGGCTGAGCTGCAACTTGCGCCTTCGGATTAACGTAAGTTTGCGCCAACCGACCACTCGGCTTGCGTCGTCCTGATTTGCGCGGTCGTCCGACCATGATGGAAATTGCCCCCTTGCGAATTGATAGCCACTCCCGCGACCAACGGATGCCGGGTCGGGTCACGCTAATGCCCCATGGAGCGCAACTGCGGGACGGGCACATTGCCATGCATCACCGGATCGGCCGGCTGATATCCAGGTGGCCATTCGGTTCTGAAATACCAGCCGCCGTTCCGATCTCGCGGCGCTGATTTGCCTTGCGTTGATTGGTAGTGCCGATCCCATGCGTCTAGCTGCGGGCTTTCCGGCTTGGCGTAGTGCAGTGCCTGCAACGCCTCCGTGGCCTTCTCGGCGGTCACCGCTTCCGCAAGGTAATCATTCCATCGCTTGTCTCGCAGCCACTTCACGGCTTGCGGGATGTACGGCGTGCCGATCTTCCCGGCCTCGACGACCCGGCAGCGTTTGACGCCAGCGATGATCCGTTGCGAGTCTGTGCCGGACTTCACCGCCGCTCGAAAGAGCTTCGCAGCGGGTTCTTTCGGATTTGCCCCATCACGTCTTGGGTAGTTCTCCCAAAATTCCTCGAACTCGTCATCGCGGCGTGGCGCGCTAGCGACCGCCGAAGATTCTGTCTCTTCTCTTTCTCTCCTCTTCTCTTCTCTAGGTACGTTTTCGTACGCCTCCGTACAATCTTGTACGCTTCTGTACGCTTCCGTACACTCATCTAAATCGGCTGTGTCCAGACGTACAGTATCGACGCGGACGGGGGCTTTGACCGCGCCAGGTAGTACGACGAAAAATCCAGCCTTGATCAACGGGTCAAGACCACTAGAAAGCTCTTCTTTCGTGACGCGGATGCGGAATGCGATCTCATCAAGCGACGCATCAATAATGCCTTCCGCGTACTCACTCGCCAAAACCCACAACAATGGCGCAACCGCCTTCGCCCCGAGTGGCAAGCGCGAAAACTCAAAATCGTTCAGGATGTCTCGGTGCAGCTTAATCCACTGCGGAGAACGATCTTTGTATTGCTGGAATGACTGCCAATTCTTCGGCTGCAAGATCATTATGCAACCTCCTGAACAGCTTCATTGCCCCATGCATCCCAACCGTCGCGCGGCGGGCCACGGCGGTTTAATTCGATCTTGGGGAGGTTCGGATACAGGCGCTCGATAGCTTCCAGAAAACATTCAGGCTTTGCAGAGTGCTCGCCACGTGGAGCGTCAATCACGCTGGCGTCGTTCTGTCCTGGTGCCGGTGCGGGGATATCGCCGCGAACGCCAACCAACAGCAATTCGTGCAGATTCCGAAACCAATAACCTGTCCCGAGACGATCCTTCTTCCAGATCTGATGCGAACGATAATCAAACCCCCACGCATCCATTACCAACAGCGCGTGTGGGAGCATCGGAGCGGTCGCCCAAAGAAATAGAACACAGTCATTCGCCGCAATCGACCCCACGTCGCGGGCGGCGATTACTTCGGTGCAACTGGTCGGATAATGGTTGTCCGCAGCGCGGTCCATGCCGGTTTGTCGCGACCACGGTTCAAAGCGCCATTCAGGATCGGCTACAATTACGCCATACCGCTTCGCCGGCAAGGCCGATTGCTTCGCTCCGAGTTCGGCCTCGCGATCTGCACGGCGTTGAACCTTATCGTCAATATTAACGACGCTTTTGACTGCGCGCGTGACCGCCTCGCGAGCCTCAACTACCTTAGCCTCGAATTGCTCATCGGACATTGCGCCAAGCGTGCGCGCTTGGTGGGCAAGGTTCTTATCTATTCCTTGCTCAGATAGTGTTGGCTTAACTTGGGTTTTTTCATAACCCAAGTCTGTTCTGCGACCTTGCGCTAGGCCAATGGTTTCTTTTTGCGCGATGCGGAGTTGATCCAAGCGCCTCGTTGCGCGCATCCTGATTTCAATGGCATCTGCTTCAAGGTCTTTGTTTTTGGCCTGACGGGCATAGGCGGCCATTGCGACCGCCTTGTCCCGAATGTCTTTCACTTCATCAACGGCTTTTGCTTCCGCAATCGCCCGACATGCATGATCGTACCGCGCAAGCGCCGTCATTCCTGCCCCCGTTGTTCCCAATCGTCGATTTCTGCAAGCGTCTGATCGATCAGATCGCGGAGCGCGCGCAACGTATCTTTGGTTTTCAATGCGGCGCGGCCGGACACGTAGTACGGACCAGGGGGCGGTAATTCAGATGCCGGCGCAGCCGTGATATGCTCGCCCTTCTTTCCGGTGTTAATCTCTGAAATGCGGCCACCGTTGCTGCCGCCGAAATACGCCGCGATGTGCGATTGCACATCCCCGCGCGCGATCATGCCCTTGATGATTGCAATTTCGTGATCTGTGAATGCCATTATACTATTCCCAATGCTGATAGGTATGTTTCAACGAGGGCGTCGTGCTCGGCCAATTTCTGAGCATCAGCCCGTTGACGTTTTACCACAGCACGGAGGGCTTTCACGTCGAAGCCGGCGGACTTCGCCTCTTGGTAAACTTCCTTGATATCGTCACTGATCTCCTTGCGCTGATCTTCAAGGTTGTTGATGCGCTCGGTGAGTGATCGAAGCTGGTTATGACCGGCCTTCGGTGTTTCCATGGTTGCGTATTCCTTGCTTGTTGAAACTGACAGGCTGGCCGGTACGCCGGTCTACTAATCCGCCGCCTATCTTCATCTTAAAACGCTTGCTGTCGTAGAAGCCGCGCGAGGGCTTCCGTTCATGAAGAACTAGTTTTTTCCTGACGCGGGCCACCTTGGCCTTGATCTTCACGTCGATTGCCGTCTTTGCTCCATGGCACTCATGGCAAAGCAATTGCAGATTGGATTCGCGGTGCTCTCCCCCAAGGATCAGCGGCGTTGCATGATCGAACTCGGCACGGAGTGAACCGCCGACCTTGCGAGTGCATTTCACGCAACAATCGCTTGAACGCTGGGCAATGCGATCCTTGACGCGCGCCGGGATTGCCGCGTCATCCGTCTTGCCAATCCATTCTGGAACGGCGCGGCTCATGCGGCCTTCCCCTTCGCCATCTGGCGCAACGTCACCGCAGCGGCTTCCAGTGCCGGCAAACGATCCTCCGCGATATGCAGATCCATTTCGCTGCGGCGCTTGGCTGCTACGAGATTCCGTAGATTATCGACATGGCCTCGCAGATTGGCTGCGGCTGTCTCTACTGCGGTTACTTGCTGATCGAGGGTGATCATGCAGCGGTCCTCCCGTCACACAAAGCCGGGTCTGTCCACACAACGCCGTGCCGATCTCCGTATTCCTGGATGCACTCAATCAGGTCGATCATCTGTTTGACGGTTAGACGCGACGAACGGAATCCAAGCGGGAACGGTCCTGATCCATCGAGCCCCTCGCAAAATTTCACCTGATGCCCGAGGCAATGCATGAATGCGCATTTCCATGTTTCAGGCGTCCAGTGCCGACCTTCCGGTTTCGAGCGGGACACGTCAGACAGCATGGCCCACATCTTGGCGTTCTGGTCCGTGCTGCGGGTTGCTTCACGGATGGTAACGACGGCATCCATGGGCGCGCGATCGATCATCGTCTTTGCGAATGACCGTTGCGATGCGCCTTTGATGATGACCGTTTGGCTCATGGCTGGATCACCACGGGATTTCGTCGTTCATGTCCGCGTTCTTAGAGGTATCTGGCGCGGCAGACCGACGCGGCTGACTATCCCCGCCAGCCGAGCGGCCCGGGCCATCCAGCATCGTCAAGGTCGCGTTGAAGCCTTGGAGAACGATCTCCGTCGCGTATTTCTCAGCGCCGCTTTGATCGGTCCACTTGCGGGTTTGCAATTGGCCTTCGATGTAGACCTTTGCTCCTTTTTTGAGATACTGCTCCGCAACTCGGCACAGACCCTCGCTGAAAACGACTACGCGGTGCCACTCGGTGCGCTCCTTGCGCTCACCTGAATTTTTGTCGCGCCAAGTTTCTGATGTGGCGATGCGAAGATTAACGACAGGCGCACCGTTCTGTGTCCGCTTGATTTCTGGATCGGCACCAAGATTGCCTACCAAGATCACCTTATTGACCGATCCACTCATGCCGCTTTCTTTCCTTCAAGGGCTTCGAGGCGCGTTTTCATGAACGCCATCAGGTTGTCCAAATCCGTCTTGCTGATTTCGAAGTCGCGGCGGGCTTTCTTTTGCTCATTTGAGCCCCACCATTCGCGCAGCCGCTGCGGATCATTGGCGGCTCGGATAAACTCGCGGGTGCTGGCAATGAACTGCGCATAGCTTTCGTCCTGTTCGTCGGCCACGCTGGATTGCGTCTTGTCGTAGAGCGCCAGCCCGAACTTGTTGCCGAACGTCATGAAGGCACGCTTCATGGCGTCTGTTTCGGCTTCCTTGATCGCGCTCTCGTGAGCTTGGCCTAGATCGCGGTCGATACCATGTCCGGCGCCGCAACCTTCCCGCGCCACGCCGTCAACGATCACCCGGACCTTGCAGATGTAGGTGACGCCAAAGCCAGGGTCTTTCCGTTGCCCAATCTCACGAGGGCTTTCTGACACGCATTTGATATCGAGAGTTTCACGCGTCCACTTGTCGAATCCAAAGATGCGGTTGGCCTCGGCAATGACGTGCCAACCTTCAACGTAGCTGACAGTCGCGCCGCCCTGCTTGCGTTCTTTGACCGCGCCGCGCGACAACGGGCCGTCCA